AAGCTATGTATTAATTGAACAACATTTATATTTAGATTTACCAGAACCATTCAACAGTCCAACGGGTGTAGCTTATCCCTACATCGTTACAATAGATAAAAGTTCCAAGAAGGTTCTTAGTATTCGTCGTAACTGGAATGACGGTGATCCACGATTTGTAAAGAGAGAACACTTTGTTAGTTACAAGTTTGTACCAGGTTTTGGATTCTATGGACTAGGGTTAATTCATTTCCTTGGTAATCTTACTATGTCGGCAACGGCAGCAATGAGAGCGCTAATAGATGCAGGTCAATTCTCTAATTTACCAGGTGGTTTTAAAGCCAGAGGTGTTAGAGTTGTTGGAGATAATTCTCCGATAATGCCGGGGGAGTTTCGTGATGTTGAGTCAACGGGTTTAGATTTGGGCAAATCCATTGTTCCTCTTCCCTATAAAGAACCGTCTCAGACTCTTTATCAAATGCTAGGCTTTGTAGCCACTGCTGGTCAGAAATTTGCTGACACGACAGATCAAGTAGTGTCCGATGCAACGAACTACGGTCCTGTTGGCACGACATTAGCATTATTAGAAGCATCAGGTAAGTTCTTTTCAGCAATTCACAAACGACTCCACAAGTCTCAAAGAGACGAGTTTAAAATATTAGCTAGAATAAACAATGAGTTTTTACCGACTGCTTATCCTTATGATATTATAGGACAGTCTGCCGAGATATTCAAGCAAGATTTTGATGGTCGTATCGATGTACTTCCTGTTAGTGATCCGAACATCCCATCGAACTCACATAGATTAGCGCAAGCTCAACTGATGTTACAGTTGGCTTCACAGTCACCTCCTGGAACTTTCAATATGCCAGAGGTAAACAAAGCGGTTCTTGCCGCAGCTAACGTCGATAGTCCAGAGCGATTCATGAATGCGCCTCAACAGGCAGTCCAACAAGATCCACTTGCTGATATCATGTCGGCTACACGTGGACAGCCGATCAAAGCATTTCCAGGACAAGACCACAATGCTCACATCGCCGTGAAGACCTCTTACTTACAAGACCCGCTAAATGGTGCCAACCCTATTATGAAACAGGTAGAACCAATTCTAATGGCTAACGTCAGGGAACATATGGTTCTAAGATTCCAAGAACAGATGGGTGGACTAATGAAAGCGCAAGAGGGTCAAGTAGACCAAGGCGCTAGTCTAACTGCAATCATGTCGGAAAGTGCACAACAAATACTACAAGCTAATCAGTTAGCAGCGCAAGGTGGATTAGATAGCATAGAGCAACAAAACTTAAACATCCAAAAACAATCTATGATAAATAGGAAAGAACGTGAGGATAAAGAACTTGCTTTAGAAGAAAAGAAGATTAATATAGATGCCATGGTTGAAGCAGCTAAGATAGAAGAAAATAAAAAACAAAAAGACGATAACCTTACAGCAAAGGTAGTCACGGATCTTTTAAAAATAGTTGACAAACAAAAACTTCAACAAGGGGGAGTCGTCGTACAACAACCAGGTGCAGCCGATGCCTTTAAACAAGCCGCCGACTTAGCAGTTAAGGAACCTATATCTCAACCACAGAACTTCTTAGAACAGGCTTTCGAGGCTCAAGGTATAGATCCTCAACGAGCTTACAAAGAAAAAATGGCTCAAGAGCAGATGGCTCAAGAACAAGCTATGATACCTGCAGAACCAAAAGAAGTAGTAGAGACTGAAGAGGAGATGGCTAAGATATCTGAAATAGAAAAACAAGAAAAGGAGTTAGATATTATGAAACAACTTAGAGAATTTGGTGAGCTAACATACAATCAAGAGATTGGACCAAACAGTACCAAACCACATCACCCTACACCTACAAGTGGAGTAACGATTGGTTTAGGATATGACATGAAAGAAAAGACAGCCGAACAGATTATGAATGATTTAATAGATGTCGGAGTTGAAGAAGATAAAGCTCAAACATTATCTGAAGCTGCAGGACTATCTGGTAAAGAAGCAACGTCATTTACAAAAACAAATAAAAGCCTAGCTATAACAGATGAGCAACAAAATAAACTATTCACTAAAATATTTGCGCAGTCTATAAAACAAACTGAAGGTGATTTAAGAGACATGGGTTATGACCCAAGCACACTATCAGAAAAAGAGATAGCTTTACTAGCAGACTATACATACAATGTTGGAACAATAAAAAAGTTTCCGAACTTTACAAAAGCGATAGTAAATAAAGACTATGAAAAAGCTAAAGAAGAATATGAAAGAGAATCTGGTGGTAAGAAATTAACACGTAGAAACAAAGCAACTCTTTCATTTATTAATGATCTAGAGAAAAGTCAAATTGCATAACATATCTCATCACGGTGTGGTCATTCCAGATCCCACCGTTTGTTTTGGCGACATTGAATATGAACCAAACACTCACGAATATCCCATCGTCTATGATAAACTTAGAAAAGGTTTATTAAACAATGATATTGAAACATTTATTAGTGGGGTTACTCAATTACATAAAGAAATAAAATCAGATGCGCAAGTTCAAAAACAATTGGAAGCTGCAATAAGAGGTTTCGTTTTAAAAGATAAATCTAAGAATATAAAATATAATGGTCCTAAAACATTTGATGACTTAGGATATTATGCAACTACGATAGATACGGATCCCCTTGTCAAATGTTTAGAAAAAGATATTGATGATTTAAAGAAAAGAAATCCAGTACGAGATACACGGATACAAGACAGAATAACAAACCTACCTCATAGTCATGAGATACATAAAAAAATAAATACAATATATTCTAAACTTAATATCACTAAAAATACATATGAGATTACAGATATTAACTTACACATTAGTGATTCTAACGATACATTCAATGAATACTTTCAAAGAGACCAACGTAATAAACCAAAGAATAAACTGTACACATTACACATAGATCCCAAGTATAGTTATATAAAAACTATTATATATTTAAACGAAGTTAAAAATAACAACGGACCCTTTGCTTATGTTCCAGAAAGTCATAGATGGTATTTCGATGAAGTTGAAATGTTATTCTGTAAAAGTAATCAGTTAGTAAATACACTATCAAACTCAAGTCAACGAAAGTCTAATGCTACACTACCAGTATGGGCACGTAAAAATTCATACTTTTCTAGACAGTTATTAGATGGCGAATATACAAGTGAAACTATATATTCTAAATTAAAACACTTTACAACTGACGAAACTAACTTTATATTATTTGAACCGAACCATGGTTGGCATAGAGGAACTCATGTTGAAGATGGGGAACGTATAGCACTACAAGTGATAATGAAACCAAATGAACTTAACTGATAAACTTTCTGACGAAGTGTTACAACGAAGAGTGTTCAATCCATACTATTATGATTTACATACTAAAGAATTTTTAATAGGTAAAACCAAAGACTACATTCCTAAAAATAGTTATGTATTAGATATTGGTGCAGGTGTTGGACAATATACACGATGGTTTGCTAAACATGCCGATATTGTATTTGCATTTGAAGCCGTACCTCCAGTCTACGATCAACTAAAAAAAATAGAAGATGAGTACGATAATGTTACAGTACACAATGTGGCTATGAGTAATATGGAAGGTAACCAAAAGTTTTATGTGGATGACAAAAGATTATCAAACTCGTCATTTCAAAATCTTGTCAGTGGTATACCTATAACTGTAGAAACAAGAACCATTGATTCAATGTATGCAAAGACTCTTATACATGGTTACAAGTGTGGGTTTATAAAAATAGATACAGAAGGAACAGAACTTGATGTATTAGAAGGTGGAGAGAAAGTTATAGAAAGAGATAAACCAAACTTAATGATTGAGGTTTATGATAAGTTTAATAAGTATCCAGTAGAAACAACCTTTGAATTTTGTTTTAAACATGGCTATGAATGTTTTTATAATCATAGGGGTAAAGGACTTCAACCAGTGAAAGATACTGAACACGGTGTCAAAGTAGCTATAACAATGCCAGACATAACGGATGGCGACTTTTTATTTATACATGGCAGTAGAACTTAAATATAGTGTATTCATACACGTACCGAAGACTGGTGGACGTTGGATCAAACAAATGTTATTTAGTTATGTAGAAGGCGCTAAAGCTATTGGTGATGCAATATATGACTCACATAATACACCATTCACCCATAAACAACCTTTTGCTTTCCTACGGCATCCTATGACGTTTGTACATAGTTTGTTTCATCACAGAGCCAGAAAAAAAGCAAACAAGTATGGTAATCAATGGAACTGGCAAGAAGACATTAGACTTGAACGAAAGTGTCAAGCCGAAGACTATGAAACATTCCTGACTAAAATAGTAGAGAATAAGAATGTAGTAAAAGATTATTATGACCACTATACTTTAGATCATTACCCTAATATTCAGTTTGGATATATGGAAAGATTATGTGATGATCTGATTATGATTATGGATGGTCTTGAAGAAAAGTTTGATGAGCCGTCAATACGTACACATAGTAAACTTATCATAGGTGGAAGAGATCCATCTAAGTCTATAACAGTTCAAGAGGCTATGATAAAGGAAGAATATTTAAAAGCTATGTATGAGTCAGAAAAAGAATTATTCGAAAGGCATGAAGTATGGATGCCGTAGCTGACTATCTTAGAGAGAAGTTGACGACAACTAAAAATAATTTAAGTGAAACAATAGCAACAGGTTCATCTGAAAATTATGCAGACTATAAGTATCAAGTTGGTATAATAGAAGGCTTGACTATTGCTATCGAAGAACTTAAATTAGCAGAAAAAAACTTATACGAAAAAGGAGAAGAAGACTAGTATGAAGGCAGCAGGAGTAGCAACAGCCATATCTGGCAACGACGAATGGATTACTAATAAAGAATCACCCGATCCAGAGGTGTTACCTAATCTTCCTGGTTATCATGTATTGATTAGACCAGTGTCTATTAGAGAAAAAACTAAAGGAGGTATATTACTTCCAGATAAATTTAAAGATGATGCTCGATACTTAACAACTATTGGTCGTGTTTTAAAAGTAGGCGAACTTGCCTATGCTGACCGTGATAAGTTTAAAGGAAGAGCATGGTGTAAACCCGGCGACTATGTTGTGTATGGTAAGTATCAAGGTGATAAATTCTCTTACAAAGGTATTAGAATGATTCTATTGTTTGATGACCAAGTATTAATGGTTGTACCAGACCCAAAAGACCTTGACCCTAACTATTTGGATATCAGTAAGTAATATTATATAATGAGCTTGTTGACGTAAACGTAACTCGTAACTACGGAGAAAAAATGAACGAAGAAAACAAAACACAAGATGACGGCTACGAAGAAGTAGACGTTACTAAACCCCAAAAAGAAGAACCAGATAAAAACTACGAAGTCGAAGAGACTGTCGAAGATAATACGGTTGAAGCCAAGAAAGAAGAGACTGAAGAATCAAAAGATTCTGAACCTCAAGAACTTGATGGTATCAATACGGCTGGTGCTGAAAAAAGAATAAGACAACTAATTAAACAACGTAAAGAGAGAGAAGAACAACTTGAAGCTCAAGAGCAAAAGATAGCTGAGTTACAATCACAACTTCAAAACTCAACACAAAAGGTTCAAGAAACTGAGAAGGCTAGTTTAGTTAGTTATGAGAATCAACTTAAAGATAAGCTTAAACTTGCTGAAGAAGGATATAAGAATGCTTATGACTCAGGTGATAAGGATAAACTTCTTGAAGCACAGAAGGCTATTGCAGATGCAACAACTGAACTTAGAATGGTCGATGCTAAAAGATTCTATATGGATGACCAAGCAAAGAAAACTGAAACAGTTGAGCCTAAGAAAGAAGAAGAAGCTAAACCAACTCAAGAAGATAAAAAACCAGCAAAGCTACACAAGTTAGCTAGGGAGTGGATATCTGATAATAGTGAGTGGTATAATAAAGATAGAATTACTACACAAGCCGCACATATTATAAACGAAGATTTATTACAAGAGGGCTTTGATCCAGAGAGTGAAGAGTTCTATACTGAGATAAGTAAAAGGCTAAAAAAAGAAATGCCTCACAAGTTTGGTCAGCAGGAAGAACCAACAAACAAACCTGCTCAAGTGGTTGCTGGAAAGTCACGTACTTCGGCATCATCTAAAGGTAAGATAAGACTATCTCAAGAAGATGTCCGTCTTGCTAAAAAGATGGGAGTACCGCTTGATGTGTATGCTAAAGAAAAAGCGAAGGTTGAGAAAGCCGGGAATGACTACACTACAGTAAATATATAACGTGGATAATGAAAGGTAATAATTGATATGACTACACCAAAAACAAATGACGTAAAAGTGGCGACTCGTTCAGCGCAAAGTACAGCTCGAAAACAAAGAGGTGTATATCAAAAGAAGAATTGGTTAAAGGTTCCTGAAGAGGTAACTAATAGATTCAAAGAAAAAGGACTTGTCCTTAGATGGATCAGAGTTTCTCTAAAGGGTCAGTATGACGATCAGAATGTACAGGAAAAACAATTTGAAGGGTGGGACTTTGTTCGACCTGAAGATGTTCCTGAACTCAGTGCTGGTTTTCAAAACCAAGCTGTAGGTAGTCTCGGTAAACTTGTTATCCGTGGTGATGTAGCTTTAGCAACAAACACTATAGAGAATCAAGAGGGGTATAAACAACATGTAGATGAGTTTACACAATCCCAAACTGATGCAATCAACAGACAGCTTATGAGTAAGAATGATCCTCGTATGCCAATCTCTAACAACAGTCGATCAAAAGTTACCACAGGTAGACCAACACACTTTGATAAATAAAGGGTGTCGGTTAAAATTTAACTTAAACACTTACTTTTGAAGGAGGAAGAGATGGCAACATCGAAAAACTTTAGAGGACTCCAACCTTCTAGAATGCGTGGCGGTGCTTATAATACCAGTGGTATGAATGAGTACGGAGTAAAAGCAGCTCATGCAACTGCAATTTTCCAAGGTGACTTGGTAAAGATTGTTAGTGGCAAGGTGCATAAAGTCTCAGCCGCAACGGATTTAGTTGCAGGAGTTTTTATGGGTGCTAATTGGACTGATCCAAATACAAAGCAACCAACCTTTAATAACTACTTTCCAGCAGGTCAAGTTCATCACGGACAAGGCGAAGCGAAAGCTTTAGTCATTGATGATCCAAATGCTACATTTGAAATTCAAGCAGGCGCTACAGTGGCAGACACTCAGCTTCACTTGAACATGGATGTATCACTAGGTGCTGGATCTACAATCACAGGTATGTCTGGATTTAGCTTAAAAGGCGGATCAGGCTCTGTTCAAGCAAAAACTTTAAGACTTTTGAGAAGGTCTACGTTACCGGGTGAAGCCGCAACTGATGCATTCCCAAATATTGAAGTTAAAATTAACCAGCATAGAGATCACTACGGACTTGGTTCCACGGTCTCGATTGCAGACTTAGCATAGGAGGGAATATATTATGGCTATAAATAGAGGTAATATTGCTAAACAGCTCCTTCCTGGACTAAACGCAGTCTTTGGATTGGAGTATGGCTCAATAGAGGACGAACACGCACCTTTGTTTGAGATTGAAAACTCGGATAGAGCTTTTGAAGAAGAGGTTCTATTCACTGGCTTCGGTGAAGCACCAACTAAATCAGAAGGTGCAGCGGTACAGTATGATTCTGCTTCAGAGTCATTCACTAGCCGTTACTCACACGAAACAGTTGCTTTAGCTTTCGCAGTTACTGAGGAAGCAATGGAAGATAATTTGTATGATACTTTCGCTAAAGTACGTGCAAGAGGTCTTGCAAGAGCAATGGCTACTACTAAACAAGTAAAAGCCGCAAATGTGTTTAACAATGGTTTTAACGCAAACTTTGCTGGAGGAGACGGAGTTGCATTCTTCTCTAACAGTCACCCTGTCGTGGGCGGTACTCAAGACAACTTACTAGCAGCATCAGACTTATCTGAAGCTACACTAGAAACTGCCTTGATTGCTATTCAAAATACACAAGACGACAGAGGTATCTTAACTGGTACACGTGCAGAATCTTTGCACATTCCACCGAATCTACAGTTTACAGCTGAGAAAATCTTAGCAAGTACACTGTCAACTTCGATTGGTGTGAATCCTACCACAGCAGCAAATGGAGCTACAAACTTGAACGATATTAATGCAGTACGTTCAATGAGTATGCTTCCTAAAGGCTACTTTGTAAATCATAGGTTTACAGATACCAATGCGTACTTCATTAAAACCGATGTTCCAAACGGAGCTAAAATGTTCGTAAGAGCACCATTAGCTACAAAAATGGAACCAGACTTTGATACTGGTAACTTGAGATTCAAAGCTAGAGAAAGATATAGCTTTGGTTTCAGTGACTGGAGATCATATTACGGTTCTGCTGGATCATAGGCAAACCAATGAAAGGGGTCTTAATGGGCCCCTTTTATTTTTATAAGGAATTAAATATGGCAACAAATATAAAATCAAGTTTTGTTTCAGTTACTGGTACGATTGATTCAAGTTCTGGTCGTATAAGAGGTTATAGTTTTGTAAATAATTCTACAACTATTAAAGAACTTACATTAAGAGATGGTGGCGCTACTGGTGACATTGTTTTAAAAGTTCAACTTAATAGTGGTGGCGCAACGGATCAGTATATTGAAGATGCTGGTATTCGTTACGAAACAAATTTACATATAACTGTACCTACAAGTGCAGCTGGTACAGTCTTTACTGGCTAGACTCATGGCTACTCGTAAAAAGAAAGGCATGGGCATAAAGTCCAGTGTCAAATCTGGTAACTTCAGACCTACGAAACAAGGCGCAGGTATGTCGGCTAAAGGTGTCGCCGCTTATCGTCGTGCTAATCCGGGTTCTAAATTAAAAACTGCTGTTACTGGTAAAGTCGCAAAGGGTAGTAAATCTGCGAAAAGAAGAAAGTCATTTTGTGCACGATCTGCGGGTCAAGCCAAGATGCATAATGTTAACTGTAAAAAGACACCAAATAAAAGAATCTGTCAAGCAAGGAGGAGATGGAAATGTTAGATATTAAAATGATATGGATGAAGATCAAAGAAAAGTGTATAGAGTATTGGCCACATAAATGTAAGAAAGATGTTATCATTGCTATTCTTGCAGGTTTACTGGTATGGTGTTGGGTATTCTAAAATGACTAACAAAGAATTAACTGATATTAAACTTGAGTTAACTCGTCACATTGAAAGAGAAGCACAACTTCGTGAAGATGTATCTGAGTTAAAAGAAGATATGGGTTGTGTAAAACGGTCTATATTTCAAGTTAAGTGGTTAGTTGTCGGGGCTGTGTGTGCTACCATAGTCATGCAATCTGGAGCATCGGCTGTGATTGCAAAGATACTTATAGGTATTTAATATGGTAATAAGTCGTGCTAATATAGGACAACAAATAACAAAACCACCAAGTAAAACAAAGAAACGGAGGAAGTATGCAAGTAACAAAAAACGTCGTAAAGTTTAATAAATTATTAGTTAAGATTCCAAAGGCCACTAAAAGAGTTTGGGATTTATCAGAAAACAGATGGGGCTACAAGTATGACAAAGTTATGTCCTAGAGGTAAAGCTGCTGCTAAACGTAAGTTTGCAGTATATCCCTCAGCTTATGCAAATGCATATGCGTCAAAGATATGTGCGGGTAAGATAAAAGATCCTAGTGGTAAGAAGAGAAAAGATTTTAAAGGACCAAAGCCTAGTAAAGCTGGTGGTGGTAAGATTAAATTAAAGAATGGTGGTATAGCCCGTGGTTGTGGTAAAGTTATGAACAACCGTCGAAAAGTAACTAAGTATAGATAGATGGCTAAGAAAGGTTTAAAGACTTGGTTTAAAGAAGATTGGGTTGATATATCCACTGGTAAAAAGTGTGGACGTAAATCCGCTAAGTCGTCTAAAAGAAAGTATCCAGTCTGTCGACCGAAGGCAGTCGCTAATAAAATGTCTGCTGGACAAAAATCTTCGGCTGTTAAAAGAAAAAGAGCCAAGACTAATGCTGGTCCAAAGCCTACATCGATAAGATATCCGATTAGCGCTAGTGGTAAGAAACAAAAGGTTAAAACAAAAAGAAGGGCATAGACGACGATGATAGATCCATTTACAGCTTTCGCCGCATTAAAAGGCGCTACTGATGCTATAACCAAAGCTATTAAAGCTGGTAAGGATTTAGCTAATATGTCAAGCACTGTGTCAAAATGGGCAAAGGCCGAAGCTGGTTTACAAGTTGTGGCTAGTAATAAATCAAGTGGA